GCCGATTGGCTGGCCAAGCTGCCGGTCCCGCCTTTTGTAGATTCGCTGCTGGCGGAATTTAAGGACGTCCATCACGTTTTCGTCTCTAACATAGACCGGGATGAAAACAAGAGCGCCAAGGAAAAGGTCCACGAATTTTAAATGGCCAAGAGCGACCGGCTGCCTGAAAGCCTGGAGGGATTTGAGCGCCGTCTGGCGGCGCTTTACGCCGCGGCTCAAAAAGATTTCGACAGGGAATTGACAAGACCGACTCTTTCGGCTTATAAGGAGACAGAAGTCTATAAAAGCCGGAAGCGAATTGACGGGATGATTCAGAAATTGAACAACCAGGCCGCCTCTTGGGCCAAGGACGCCATAGACAAGGCTTACCGAAGCCAGCGGGCCGAAACCAGGGCCCAGGCCGAGATCCTCGGATTCAGGCCAAAGAAAAAGCACACCAAGGCCACCCTTCTGGCCGCCATACGGCGGACCTATAGCTATCTTGAGCGGGCCAACGCCTCGATGAAACGGACGGCGGACAACTACTACGGGGCCCTGCGCTATGCCAGCAATCAGCTGGCCAGGATCCAGGAATTTGACGACGAAGAACGGGCCGCCTTTTTAGACGAAACGGCCAGCATCGCGGCCAAGGCTGTGGCGGAGGGCTGGAGCCGGGTCCGGCTTTCAAACCTGCTGGAGAGCGCCCTGCGGCTGCAGATCGAGGACGGCGATTACGTCATTATAAACGGGCGAAACTACAATATCGAAAGCTACGCCGAGATGGTCGCCAGGACGGAGATCCGCAAGGCCCAAACAGAGGCCGCCAAAGAAACCTGCGCGGAATACGGCTGCGACCTGGTCGAGTGGTCGATCCACGCCAACCCCTGCCCGGAATGCGCCGAACTAGAAGGCCAGGTTTTTAGCCTCTCCGGCCAAGATGTAGAATTCCCCCAATTAAGCGCGGACGACGAACCGCCCCTCCATCCGAATTGCGGCCATAGCCTGCTGGCGACAAGCCGGGAGGCGATGGAGGCCCGGCGATGATCAACGCCTATTTGACCGACACGGTCGAGATCATAACGACGACCCGGGACGAACTTATGAACCCGATTTATGAAAACGTAGAAACCGTCCCTGCCCGGATCGTATATAAGACCCGGCGTCTTTTGACCGCCGCGGGAGAGGACGTGGTCTCCGAAAGAACGATACAGATGCAGGACCGGAAGCTAGATCACGGGGCGATAATTAAGATTGATGGCATTCGCTGGGCGATTCTTTTGATTCAGAAACCAAAGGACTTCAGCTGGCAATTTATAGAGGTTATCCTGGGTGGCAGACTTTAAACTTTTCACGGGCGATTTTAAGCTGGTAATGGACCAGCTGGTCGGCAAGGCCCCGGAGGATTTCAAGCGCGGACTTTTCAACGCCGCCGCGGAGATGCTTCGAGATGCGAATAACGTCGAGCCAAAGACGCCCAAAAAAGAGGGGACGCTGAAGGGCTCCTGGGAGATCGAGGCCAGCTATACGAGCCCGGACGTGTGGGAGCTAACCTGCGGATTTAACGCCCAATACGCCAGCTATCTTCACGAAGCCGCGGACCTCCCGATGGTAATGGAGCATTGGAGCGAACCGGGCTCCGGCCCCAAATACCTGGAATCCAAATTGACGATGTTCGGAAATAAATATATAGACATAGCTTACAAATCGATGCGGGGCGAGGAATGATTTTAGAAGACATAGCCCGATTTATACTAGGACACAGCGGCCTGGTTTGGACATTCGGGGTCGACTTTTTCGCCGGATATTTGCCGATAAAGGATATGAACGACGACCCGGTCGGAGCCCGAGTAATGGTCATTTTGGAGCGGACCCCGGGACCCGTAATTGGAGATCTGCCGGACCGGGTCGACAAGGCCATCCAGATCTGGAACCGATCAGACACCTATGAAGAAGCCTCCCTGGATGCCCAGGAAATATTCGACATCCTACACGGGGCCAGCGGCAGGCATTTACCAGCAGGCAGCAGCCCTAAAGCCTATTACGCAATGACGATTGATGCGATCGCAGATCCAGCCCCGATCGCCGCGCCGAAGGCCCGCGGGCTTTTTGAGTTTTCTACAAATTATATTTTTCGGATTGAAGGCGAACCGGCGACGCCATAAAAAGCCGGAATTTTAGGAGGTTAAAATGCCTAGACTACCAATGGGAGATATGGGCGCTGCCGAAGTCATCTTTGGCTATGGCGAAAGCGGAGCCCTAGCTCTCACCCCCCACCTGGGACGGATCGCCCTGAAGGACACAATGTCCTCAAAGGACATCCAGGAAGAAGGATTTGGCGAGAACGCGGTCGACGCGGTCGCAACAGGCCGTCTGGTCGAGGTCGCCATTCCGATGACCCGGTCCACGCTAGAACAGCTGGAGCTGATCCTCCACGGGACCCTTCAAAGCACGGTCCTCAAAGTGACGGCTTTCGTGGGCTGCCAGATGTACGAGGACAGCCGGGCCCTTTTGATCAAACCGATCTGCGACAACGTTCCCAGCGTCGACCCCGCGGAATGGGTCCTGGTCTACCACGCCTATCCGCTACCCGCGATTGACCTCGGGTATGCGCGGGACGAACAGCGCATCTTCCTGGTCAACTTCAAGGTTTTCGTTTCGCAGGAAAGCGGACACGTCGGCCAGATTTACCAGATCGGGGTCTGAAGATGAACCCCCGAAAGGTAATCTCGCCTTCGCTTTACCCGCAGCTGGAGGTCGAGATCGAGGGCCAGGTCTACAAACTGAAGCCGCTGAACCGGGCCGTTTTTGAAAACGTCGCGGCGATGCAAAAAGCCGCCCAGGCCGGGGACCCAGCCGCGGTCGGGATCGCCTATGATCAGATCGCGCTTTTCATCGACGCCCCGAAGGAGGTTATCGACGCGATGGATTACCGGATCATCCGGGAAGTCCTGAGCTTCATAACCGATACGATCGTCAAAAACGAGGGCCAGACGGAAGAAAAAAAAGAGCCAGAGCCTGGGGCCAAACCTTTGCCGTCATAGCTAGGGCCTTTCCCGGGCTCTTTAGTTTCGAGGCCCTAGACGCTCTAGACCTGCGGGATCTCCGCGATTGGGAGAACCAGGCTATGGTGAGGTTGCTGGAAAACCAGATGCTCGCCATTCAAGCGGCCCGAGCCGGAGTGGCGACTGACGCCGGATACGACCGCGAAATTCTGCGCCTGGAATGGCATATAAAATTTATTAAGGCCGAGATGGAGAAAAATTAATGCCTGCCGGAACCTGGATGACCGGGGCGATTGTCGCCAAGCTGGTGATGGATAAAACCGGCTGGACAAGCGCGGCCTCCTCGATCAATAAAGACCTCGACAAAATGAGCGGCCTGAGTAAGCAGACCGCCGAGAGTTTTAGAAGAGCCGGGACGATAATGATCGGGATCGGCGGGGCCTTGGCCGGGGCCATTTATAGCTGCGTCAAACAGGCCGCGGAATTCGACAAAGTAAGCCGCCAGATGGACAACGTCCTGAGATCCACGGGCGGGGCTGCCGGGATGGCCAAGAAAGAATTATTGGACTTGGCGGACAGCCTGATGGCCGTCACGGCGAACGACGACGAAGCCATTATCGGGGCCGAAAACCTGCTCCTGACTTTCACGAAAATCGGCAAAGATATTTTTCCGCAAGCTACAGAAACCGTCTTGGATATGTCCCAGGCTCTCGGCCAGGACCTAAAATCAAGCGCCATTCAGCTGGGCAAGGCCCTACAGGACCCGGAGCGCGGGGTCACGGCCCTGCGCCGGGTCGGGGTCGATTTTTCAACGGACCAAGTCAAGGTCATAAAAGCCCTGGTCGATACCGGCCTCGCCGCCGAAGCCCAGCGGCTCATTTTAAAAGAGCTATCAACGGAATTCGGGGGGAGCGCCCGAGCATACGCGGAGAGCTATGAAGGCCAGATGAAATCTTTGGGGATTCAATTCGGCGAATTGCGAGAGACGATCGGGTCCGCCTTTTTGCCGATTTTAAAAGATATGATCGCGGTCATAAAGCCGATCGTGGAAAAGCTAAGAGAATGGGTCCAGGCCCATCCCGAGCTAATAAGTACGATCGCCAAAATGGCCGTGGGCATAAGCGGCCTGATGCTGGCCCTGGGCCCGCTCGTTTTTATGATTCCGAAAATAATCGGGATGATGAAAGACCTCAAGATCGCCGCCGCGGCCTTGAGCGGGCCCTTCGCCCTGGTGGTTGCCGGGGCCCTGGCCGTGGGGGCCGCCCTGAATAAGCTAATAAATAAATACAAGGACAAACAGGACGCGGAAATGGCCGCCATAATAAAGCAGAGCGGCCCGGCCCTCCAGGCGATTCAGCTGAGAACCTATGCTATAAACAAGCACCTGATCAGCGTCCAGGATTGGACAAACCTGATGAACTCCCACGGGCGGGACTATACAAAAGTTATGAACGCCATAGCGACAGATCCCGCCTATGCCAAATTGAAAACAGCCTGGGACGAAATAAAATCCGGCCAAAAGCTGGCCGCGGATCAGGCCGATGAAACCTTAAGCGCCGAAGCCAGGCTGGCCGCAGAGCTACAGAAGGCAGAGGAGGCGGCCAAAAAATGGGGCGAAACGCTCCAGGAATGGGGCATAAAAACGGTCAAGGAAAAACAGGACCGGATCGCCGAGCTTTTAGGATACGAAACAAACCTCGACAATATGCTCAAGGACGGACAGATAACCGCCGAAGATTACGGGAAGGGGATCAAGGCGATTTCGGCGGAGCTATTTGACCTGGGCGAAAAGATAGATACGGCCATTCCGAAAGCCCGGGACTTGGGTGATATTTGGAAGGACGCCCCCGGCCAGGTCGACGACCTGGTTTATGCGATACAAACAGAGGAGGACCAACTAAAAGACCTAGCCCGGGAATTGGGGCTGGCAACGGACGAAACCCTGCGGCTGGGCTATGAAGCCAAGAGGCTCCAGATTTTCTTTTCGACCGGAATTATGCTGCCCAAATTGGACTTTGGGAGAATAGCAGACGATGCCCAAAAGGCGACGAAGGACACAAAGGGATATTTTGACGGCCTGTATAACGACATTGCCCAGGGATTCGGAAATACCTTCCAGGCCCTGGCTGAAGAAATAGCCAAAAGCCTGAACTTTTTAGACGGGGAATTTTTCAAGCACGGGATCAATTTTAAAAAGATATTCCAGGAAGTGTGGGACACCGTAAAGCAGGCCTTTTTCCGAATGATCGGAGAGATGGTTTCAGACGCGGTCCTGGGCCAATTTAAAAGCCTTTTTAAAACGATAACGGGCGGCCTGCAGGACACGCTGACAAAGGGAGCCGGGGACATCGCCTCAGCCGTGGGCGGAATTTCGCAGGGAGCCGCCTCGGCGATGACCGGCGTCTGGACGGGCCTCGGGGCGGCCATAGGCACTTTCCTGGGGACCCTTCTGGCCTCGGTATTCGGAGGAGGCCCGAGCGGTCACGCCCAGCAACAGGCCATAAACGACACCAAAGACAGCCGCAATTTCCTCGCCGAAATTCGGAACTGGTTTGTCGGAGCCGGATCGGGCTTCGGCGGGGCGAGCTATGAATTTATAACCGGCCACATAGGCGAATGGCTGACCTGGATAACTAACGCCGTGAATGAGAGGGGCGGGGCCATATTCGCGGCGATAAACACGGCCAGGACAGAGATCTGCAGCCGCCTGGACAGCATAGTTAAAGCCATAGGGGCCATCCCAAGCGGCCAGCACGGGGCCATTTTGACCAAGCCGGGCCTGGTGATGACCCACGGGAGGCCGGGCAGCCCGGAATTCGTAATCCCGAGCGGGGGGGCCGGTTTACGCCTCGCACCGGCCCTGGCCGGGGCCGGAGGCCGCCAAGTTATGGTAAGAAACGACTTCCGAATTGACGGCGTCGTGGTCACCGACAGGGAATACACAAGGGGCCGATTGATGCCGGAAATAATAGCGGCCTTCGGATCTAACGAATTCAAGAGCCAGATCCAGAGGGCCCTGGGGATATAAAAATGCTATACTACGCGCTCGAAAACCACCTGGCCGGGACAGACGTCACCCTAAGCGCCTCGAGCGAAGACACGCTATACGTCCTTGAAAACCTCTACAACGCCCGGCCCTCAAAGCCCTTTCGATTCACCGGGATCGGAACGCCAGGGGACCCGGAGTGGATCTGCGCGGAATTCGACGCGCCCAAGACGGTCACCCTGGCCGCGATTTTTAACCATAACCTAACAGCCCTCCTTGATTCGGCGGATGACCTCACGCTAAAGGGATGCGACGGGGCCTGCGAGAGCGGCTCGAGCGGAGCTTGTAATTGGGCCGCCCCGGATTTTAGCCTGGATTTGAGCGGACGCCTGGT